GGTCCACGACTGCGCTGCCGAAGTCCCGCCCGCGAAAAGCGTTTCGTTATCGTCCGACTTTCTTACAGCGACGTTCACGCCGGCATTGTCGTAAACGTTCACGCGGAGCCCGCCCGCGAAGTGGTTCGCGCTCCCGCCGATTAAGGCGACGAGCTTGTCCGAAGCCGGTGCCCCTGACCACGTAGGAACGATCCGCATCCGATAGGAAAAAACGCGGGTGTCGTTCGTGATCCAATTTTTTCCGGATTGGTAGGCCATCGCCCGCTCGTCCCCGTTGGTGAGCCGAACGTCGATAAGGTCCGCCCCGAACGCGCCGACGACGTTTAAAGACGCCGCCGAGACTAAAGCGGGCGGGGTACTAAAGTTCGCGGACGCTAAAAAAGAGTGATAAAGCTTCCCACCTTCGGCGTAGCGGGGAGTGAGTGAAGTTCCGCGAAGGGCAAAAATCAGAGCCATTTCAGGCCCCTCCTGTTTCTTGCGTACGGTTTATGCGTCATCTAAAAGCCATTTCAACGTTTGCTCGGCGATCTCTTCCATGGCGATCTCGCTTAAATACATGAATTGACGTTGAGGTAGTTTCCCCCCGCCCTCGTCGTGCGCTTGCGCGTAAGGAAAACCGTCTTTAGTCTTGGCCGGATTGTAAAACACAATGCCGCCAGGGAGAACACGATAGTTGGTCGGCGTAACGGATTGACGGAGGCGCCCGGAATCCTGGAGGATCTTATTTCCGCCGCGCCCCTTTTTATCCATATGCTCGGCATAAACGCTGGACCACGCGGCCCATTGGGCGCCGCCCGGTCCCTGCTCCTGGTCGAAGTGCGCCATGATATCGCGGTATACGTTGGAAGAAATGATCCCCGCGAGCGCGCGCGACCCCTGTTCGAGCGACTTCCCCTTGCGCTTCAAGCCGTCGAGGAACTTCTGGACCTCGGCGTCGTCGAAGATTGCTTCGGTTTCGCCGGCCATTAGAATGTCCCGTCTTCAATGTCGTCGATTTTATCTTGGTCGACTCCCCAATCCAAGCTCGGCCCTTCGTTAAAAGTCGGCTCATATCCCGAGGTATTGCAGAGCACGCGGTAGGCGCTGTTATTCGCGTCGTCGAGGATAAGCGCGCCGGCCGTGTCCACCAAGTTGGCTTGGTATTCAGTTATATCTTTGAGGTTTAGGAGGGCGCCTTTCTCAAGCGAGTTGCCGCGCGCAAGGGACTCTTTAGCGCCGCGTGAGTTACGTTGCCAAAGGTACCCCTCTGATAGCTTAACCGTGATCGCCCGCATGATAGGCGGGATCGCGGCCGTGGTCGTTTGAAAGGACGCGAGGCTATAACGACGAGAGAGGTATTTATTGACCTCCGCTTCCGCGTCGTCGATGCATGCCGACACGAGCGCGGTCGTCGCCGTGTCGAGCTCGAGATCAGGCATGCGTGCTGATAAGGCGGTCGTCGTCGCGTAGAAGCCCACGTGTTACTCCTTCAATTTACCTTCGTCACGGAGCTTTCGGAGAAAGCTCTTAGGAATCCGCTTCTCATGGCCGATGAGCTCCGAGATCGCGCCGTGGGAATAAAGACGATAGCGCACGAGTTTGAGCCCCTTTTTCGGGTCGTAGGTATTCCCGCGCTTGAACTCGTACCACTCTTGTTTTAGCTTGGGCGCTTTCTTCGAGCTACGAATGGATTCTTTTTTGCGCGCCTTAGATTGGAGGGTCTCGCCCTCTTCCGCGTCGTCCTCTTGGTCGGGAAGTTCCGCGTCGATCCCTCCTAGGTCGATATCCACGTCGGGGGCTTCCGCCATTTTCTGGGGGGCTTTCTTAGCTACTGCTCTCTTGGCCATTGTCGTCTCTCCTAAAAAGAAAACGGGCGGACCGTTGGCGCCGCCCGTTCTCGTTATTAACTCGTAGTCATACGCGGGTTACGTAACGTCCGCGATGATGAATCCGCAAAGGGAGGCTACCACGCGGGCTTGATACTTCATGCCCACTTCAACTACTTGGCTCTCGCGATCTTCGTCGCGCCATTTCTTCACCAAGGGGGAAGCCTTGCGGAAGGTATATCCCGCCGAAGGTTGCTTCGGGCCAGGGGAAGCGGGGCGATACCCGTGGAATACGCGGTCGGTCCAAAGGGCGACGATATTCGCGCCGGTCGAGTGACCCTCATCGGCGGTATCCTCAACCTGGTCGGAAACCACGAGCTTGTCGGTCCCGATGAGCTTGGCGATCATGTTGGCGGACACTTCCGAAGAGGTGTACTTCACGCGATCATTGATCTGGAAATTGTTTTTCAATGCGTTGAAAGCCCCCCGGCCCATGGCCGTGATATTAGGCTTTTTACCGGAGTTGAGGATCACTACGGCGCTCGCGGTATCGAAATGCGCTACGGGGTCCGGGCTGGTGGACCCGACAGTCGCATTCCACGCCATGGTGGAGGTTAACGACAGGTTGAGCGACCACGAGGTAGTGGTGATTAAGGTCGATACGCTCTTCTCGAAGCGACGCAGGATCGCGTCGGTGAGGTGCTCGGTCGTGTCAACTTCAAGGGAGTCGAGGTCGTAGTTACCTACGTCGTCATCCGAGATATAATCCTTAAGAGCGTGCCGCTCCAGGTTATATGTCGCAGTCGACACGTTGAAAGTGTGCTCGGCCGCCACGCCACGGTTCGCGCGAGAAGTTTCGGGAATACGGAAGTTTCGGTCGTAGACCCGGTAAAGGTCCGAGTCCTTCTTAACCGCTACCTCGGGAAAGATCTCCATTCCTACGTAGCTCTCGTTCCGGTAGAGGACCGAAACATTCGAGAGGAGCTGATCCACGTGGATCGCGCTACGGAGAGGGGTGTACAACTTTTTGTTTTTACGATTCAAAGGCATTTAACCCTCCTACGGGATCAGCTAAAAAATTAAGGAACCGATTTGAAAAACGGGTTCACGTTCACTAGAGCGAGCGTCCCGGTCTGGGTCACGGCGTTGCCCATAAGGCGACCGATGATGTAAGAGCCGGCAGTCACGTCGACGTGAGGGACCGCGCGACCCGATGAGTCGGACGCCACCAAAGAGCCGCTCGACATGGTGTCATTAAAATAACACTTCTGCGGGCCGGATAGGCACACTGCGATCGACTCATTGATATCCTTCACGTCGTTTACCGTGATCCCAATGGGTTGCGCGGAAGCGGCAGAGGGGTAAACTACGAACCCCGCGCCGGCGGTATCGTGCGCTACGATCCGGTAGGCGGAAAGAGTAGCACGAACTTTAAAAGAAATGGGGGGTGTGAGCGACATGAATTCCTCCTCGAAAGCGATATAAATTGAGCCCCGCGTGAGCGGGGCGGAAAGGGTTTACTCGTCGTCTACTTCATCTTCATCGCTGGAAATGTCTTCCGCCATTCCAGCGCGGACAACTTTGAGGGCCTGACCGTAGGAACATTTATGTTCCTTGGCGTAGGCGCGGACCTTCTTATCGGTCGCGTCTGCATCGCCTTGCGGGATCTCTTCGCCGTCGACGCTCTCTTCACGCGTGTTGAGCTTGAGGCTCTCGGCGTGGAGGGCGAGAAGGTCGCCGATCAATCCCGCGCGGGAAGAATATTTCTTCTCGACGGTCTTGTCCTTAGCGCCTTTGACATTGATTGAATATTCTTTTTTCTCGCCGCCGAGGATTGCCTTGATATACGGCTTCATGGCGGGGGAGATATCGGCGGAGTCGGCGAGAGCGGAAACCTCGGCATCGAGGAGGGCTTCGCGATTCGCTTCTTTCAAGGCGGCGATTTCGGAAGCATTCTTGGCCCCCTCCGCTTCTTGATCGGTTTTGTACTTACGAAGGTCCGCGAGTTCCGCGTCGATCTTCTCTTTTTCCGCTTTGATCCTGTCGATCTCGGCTTTATCCATCGAGGTCTCCTCTTCGTACTCTAAAAATTGGTATGCTCTAATGCTAGGTTTGTTTTCGGAGCCTGTATAGAACTTTTTTTCGGTCCCGGCTTTCACGTACCACGCCATGATATCGGATAGGTTCATGACGGCGGGCATGTCGCAACCGAGAAGCGCGACTCCCGCAAGCATGCGCGGGTAAGTTTTGTCTTCGTCGATTTGAATATCCCAAAACAGTTCGGAGGAGACCTTCTTGTATGCTCCATTCACCAATAGATCGTAAACTTTTTCAGGGATATCAATGAAGTCGGCGAAGAGCTTCTCGCCTTTGCGGTATACTTTCCCGACCCATCCGGCGGCCGGGTAGCCGTCCGCTTGAAGGATCTTTTGATCGTCGTCGTGCCCGAGTTTGAGAGGCGGTTTCCACGTCGCGGACGTCTCATTATATGCGCGGACCACTTCGTCGAGATCCTCGACCGTGTATGTATCCCCGTTCCAGGTTCCTGCGGAAAATATCTCGCGACCCTTCAACGTCTTCAATCCCATGCGCGTCTCCTCCGTGGATCTATTGGCGGGAAAAACCGTCGCCGATATTGTCGTCAATGAATTTATCCATGTTCATACCTTCGACCGACTTTGTCACTTTGTATTCTTCGTATTTAGTGATCGGGATCAAAACCGAGCGACAATTGAAGTGAAGGGGCGGGGTCGGCGCGGCCGCCGCTTCGAAGATACTACCGTGCAACCCTCCGCAAACGTCGGAGACCCGATCATCCATGATCGCCGAAAATTGGTACGCCGCGACGACACCCGTCTCTTCAAATGCTTCTTTGCGTCCTCGGTTCATGACCTCTGTCAACTTGGTGCGCGCGAAACGCTCCAAGCTCGTGGTCGAGAGGGCGACTCCCTCGTCGTCAAGAACGTCGAGCACGGACGAGAGGGGTTTCCCGTCCTTGATCGCGTCAATCAACGCGAGGCGGACTTTCTTTTTAATATTATACTCGAAGTCGCCGATGTACTGGAATGTCTCTTCTTCCAGGAACGCGAGGAAATCTTCATGCGGAAGTGGCGCGGTATATTTTTGCGCGCCCTTCACGATCTCGCCGGTCGCTTGCTTGTACGCGTCCGCGCGCCACTCCTTGAAACGTCGCTTAAGTAGTGTCTTGAGCGCGGCGAGTTTCTTAACCTTGATCGCCTCGATCTTGGATATATCCTGCTTTTGGACGATCTTCTTGTCGCGTATTTGCGCGAAGAGGTCGTCGTATATCTCGCGGATAAGGGGTTTTCCTTCATCCATGATCTTCGCAAAGCCCGTGTCGAGCCCCGACTTCAAGAGCTTAAAATTGGTCTTTCGAGCGTAGTCCCCGGGAGTTCCGTCAAAGGCTTTAGCGTATCCCTCTTTTTCCTTCTCCAGAGCGTTTGGGCCCGGGAACGGTTTCCCCACTCGTGAGCTCTTTCCGCTTCCGTCTTCGCCCTCGTCCTCTTTTTCGTCATTCGTGGGGTCCTCTTCAAGTTTCGCCGGGGCGAACGGGTTCGGTAATCCGACCGGCTCGGCCGCACGTTCGACTGCGCCCGTGGGGAAGCGTATCATCTTGCGGAAGAAATTGACCTCCTCGTCGCTCGGTTCGTAGAACTTCCCTTTGACCGCTTCTATCCATAGCCTCGCGTAAACCTCCGTCTTATCGTCCGAGACCTCTTTCAAACGGAATTTGGGGTATCTGTCGACTAGACCGTAATTGTTTAGGATGAAAGGCTTCACCAATTGCATATTAATGAGCTTCTCGAAATGGGCGCGGCGCTTACGTATATGCATATACAGCACGGCCATTTGATCCTTGCCCAATGCGTAGGACCCGCCGCTCGTCTCGCTGCCCTGGAATCCCAGAAGATCAGGGATAAAGAGCGCGCGGCCGATAAACATATTAAATATATTGATCCCCCGGATATACGCCTCGCCGTTACTTTTGCTTTCCAGAAACTCGATCTCGATGTTCTTCGGAATGCATATCGCGGTCTTCGTTTGGAACTTCTTGATCGCGTTGTAGATCTCCGTCACCGCGGCGGGGGGCGCCTTGGTGTCATAGCGCGCGACAGGTGTCGGGCTCGCGTTCTTCTCTAGGAATATCGCGTAGAATTTGATGATCTCACGTTTGATGAACCACGCGTCGTAGGCGGCGCGGAGATCCGACCGGCCGTAAGGGTTCTGGTAACGTGGGTTATTTACGTAGTGGATAAGTGACGTAGGCTTGACCGCGATCGCGCCCTTCGGCGTCCGTTGCTCGTATTTCTCGACGTTTCCAAACTCATCCGTGTGGATGAGCCACGTCGACGGGTGGCGAGTCTTCAAATGTTTTATCGTCTTGGACCCGTCTTCTCGGATCTTCCACGTTTTTTCGGTGAGAGAGAACCCGATCTCGTACGCCACCAAGAGTTCGGAGAAAGATTGTTCAATATCGATCTCGGGGTCTTCCGCGAATGCGACCTCGAGATCGCGGCGCATGGTCTCGGCCATTTCGTCGGCGGCCGGGTCGTCGCCGTCTTCGCATATGAATTCATACCCTGAGCCGAGGACCAGGTCTTTCTTGAGCTCGAGGCAGATCGACACTTGATCGTCATTGATCATCTCGCGGTCATATGTCGAGTAGTCTTGCCGGCGCATGACTAGATCGTCGGGGTTGTAAGGCTTGCGGTAGGAGTCGGCCCAATACGGCGAGTCCCGCGTGGTCGCTTCTTGGAAGTTCAGCTCCTCCACTATGGCGTTGATCGACTTCTCCGAGCGCGGCTTGCCCGTAGCGTTTCCCAACCCATCGTCGCTTTGACTCGGCTGTCGATCGGGGTCATCCGTCTCAGGAACGTTTCTCCCCTTGGGCGCGTCCTCGCGCATAGGAGGGCCGTCGCCGTCATCTTCGTCGGCGATCTCGGCTAATTTCTTGGCGTATAAGTTTTTATCGTAGTGCGCGGAAGATTGGTGCGGTTTCAATTCGGCCCCCTCGAGGGAGATCTGGGATTAGACGCGGATCTTCGAGCCTATGTCCTCGTAGGAGGTCGCCGCCTCTTGAATGCATACCTGCAACGCAATGGCGCCGGCCATGACCGTGTCGTCGTTCTTATTTTTACCAGCCTCAATCTTGCCGTCATTGTTGACCAACGTCAAACACTCTTTAATCGTCGTCTGGTCGTGGATCACGGCCGTCTGGTTTTCGACGCCTTGAATGAAGACGTCGAGCATGATCGGACGCGTGACTTTATCCGTAAGCCACCCGAGTTTGTCGTCCGCGTGACGATACAACGTCGGGTATCCGATTTGCTCGTCGAGGTGTTGGAGTACCGAATGGCCGTGATTGTTTCGCTCCACCGCCAGGACGGGGAGGATATCGCCAGGTTGTTTATATTCATCTGCAAGCTCGGCCACCATGTCCGCGAACGCGCTTGGTTTTGACTTGTTCACGCGCAGGATGGCGCATTGCTCGCGCGACTCGACCTCGAATACTTGCGCGACGGAATAGTCCAGCCCCGTCCCCTCGGCCGTATCGCACCCGATCGCGTAGTGCTTCCCCTTTACTCGTCTTTGATAGTATTTAGTGGTCTCTGTTTCATTGATCGGGGCGGGCGCTTTCTTCAAAAGGCGCGAGACGATTTGCAGATCCATGGCCGACTTACCTGATGAGAGGAAACACGTTTGATCGTCCTCGGGGTATTCCTGAATAAAGAGCTCTCGGAGCTCCGTCTTCTTCCGCCGGCGGAACGCCATTTGCTCGGGCGTGATCACGCGCGCGAAGCGGGAACGTGCCGCATTCTTAACGAACTTTCTCTCTTCGGGCGTCCATTTCTGCGGCGGTATCCCGTTATCGAGTTGGTATTCGGGATACACGTACCAGGGGAAAAAGATCTTGGCATAATCGGAGTTGGGGTCCTGCCACCATTCGTAAAAGACGTTATCGACGCCGGACGGCGTCGACTCGAGGGTGACCGGGCACCATAGGGGGACGGCTTGGAGGGACGCGACTAATTTCGATTGATCCTCGAAGAGCGCGGCTTCCGAGACGTGAAGCCGCGACACGGTATCGGAGCGGATCTCGAGGTCGCAGTAGATCCGGGAATTGATCTCGGGGAAGAACAGCTCGTATTTCGACCCGCCGCCGCGGTCAATAACCGGCTTCCATTCGTCGGGGAGAAACGTGTATGCGCGCGTGACGATTCGGAAAAGTTTTACAATAGAGTCCTTCTCGTGCGCGATGATCCCGTTCGTCTGGTTCGGCTTCCAAAGCGTGTCATCAAAGAGGTCGATGATCTCGTTCGTCGAGACGCCGAATTGACGTGCTTTCAGTATCTGCTTACGTTTGTTACGCGTGCGCGTGATCGCGCGTTGAATTGCGTTCGGCTTGAATCGCACGCGCTGTTGCCGCTTGTCCACGATCTCGTATAAATTCGCGAGCCGCCACTCTTTACTCTTGAGCTTCTCGATCCGCTCTTCGGGAGTCACGGGACGCCGAACCATGCAGCGAGAGCCGCGAAGTAGGCCCCCAACACGCAAATGGAGATCATGATTTCGGTCGTCTTCATACCTTGGTAAACCCCGCGCCCGTGCGCATGGCGAGGAACTCGCGCCGACCGCTCGGCCCTCCGAGGAGGGGCTCTTCGCAACAGCCTGAAATGATCGGCCCCCCCATGGTGAGCGCGGTCGGCGCTATGGCGCGGGAGTTGTCACTGCGTAGTTTCTCCCCTGAATAGACGGTCTCAGTGATCTCGAGAGCGTCGCGGTCGCACACGGGGCAAAGGGCGAACATGCCTTTCGCGTATAAAATTTTCTTCTCCATTCAACTCTCCTTCGATTCCACGGTCGTGTGCTCGCGCGGTTGCAACGTGCTCAGGAGGAATTTGTTTACATTCAAATGCACGAGATCCTCGAGGTAGCGTTGCGCGCTCTTGTTCGAGTCAAATTGAACGGCGATATCTATGTCGCGCGTGAGAGCGGCGCGCCCGAGCGAAATGGCGTAGTAACAGGGAGGGGGACACCCGACTTCGATTTGCTCCAATACCCAAAAAGTTTTCATTGCTCTCCCTCCTCGTTCACCATTGCGACCAGGGCGGCATGGGCGCTCATTTGAACTTTCACCTCTTGAATTTGCTTCCCTGCGATTTGCTCGATGAGTACAAGGAACGCTTTGTGGTCGCGTCGGCGCGCGGCGCGGGTTGCGACCCGCGCGATTAGATATTGAATCGCCGGGAGCGACTGGTCCTCCGCGTACTCCTCGATCTGCTCGTACGATCCATTGAGAAGGAGCGATCCGATATCCGTAATTTGCGCACGCGTGAGCCGGCGGATCTCGCGCAGCTCGGGATTAGTCTTCCCCGTCGGGTTACGCGACGGCTCGCCCTTCTTCGCGGGTATCAAATTCTTTAAGTGCTTATTGTTCGACTTTTTCCCCGGCACTATTCCAAAACCTCCACGCCGTACGACGACGCGATACATTGCAACGTGTAGGGATCGATCCAATCACGTGTGTCGCACGCCAGTCGCGGGTCCCGCTTGCCGCCCGCGAAATGGTACAAAAAGTCGGCGCCGGTCTCTGAGCAAAACGCACGTTTGAATCCGTTGCGAATGTAGGGAATGCGA